ATGAAATTTACTTCTGATATCCTGGCTGAAAACCGTCGCCGGCTGGCGCTCTATTTCCGCCAATACGACCCTGTGGTGGGCGATGCCCAGCAGCAGGTGGTGCCCCGCACGCGCGTTTGTCTCGATGGTGCCGGCTATTACCTGCCGACCGAGATGACCGACCGCTATCCGTGTCTTTTGGCTGGCGATTTGGAGCCTTTCCGCTCTTTGTGCGCCGATGGCTCGCGGGCTTCTGACCGTGAACGCGCCACTTCCGACTACGCCCTTGCCCTGCGTCTGCAACAAATAAGGCTGTTGTTCGATTTCGAATTCTGGTGCTGGCGTTGTGTGAAGATTCAAGACAAACTCAGCAAACGGCTGATTCCCTTCCGCCTCAACTACGGCCAGCGCTGTGCCGCCCATGCCTACGAGGCGATGCGCCTGCAGGGGATGCCCATCCGCGTCATCATTGTCAAGGCCCGCCAGTGGGGTGGCAGTACGGTGACGCAGATCTATATGCTGTGGTTGCAGCTCTACCATTACAAGCGGTGGCACTCGGCCATTGTCAGCCAGCTGAAGAACCAGTCCATCAACATCCGCTCGATGTTGACCTCGGTGGTCGGCAGTTACCCGACAGATATCCCCAAATTTACGCTGACAGGTTTTGAGAACCTGTCGAATACCAAGTACATACCCGAGCGGGAGTGCAAGATTCAGATCTCGAGTGCCGAAACGCCCGATGCCCTGCGCTCGTTCGACTTTTCCATGCTCCATCTTTCCGAGGTGGGGTTGTGGAAGTCCACGCCGGCCAAAAGTGCCGAAGACCTGGTGCAGACGCTTTACAGTACGGTGCCTTACGTGGCGGGAACCCTTATTGTAATGGAGAGTACGGCCAAGGGGGTGGGCAACTTCTTCCACACGAACTACCTGGCGGCTGTTTCGGGCGACAGTGTGATGCGTCCGCTGTTCGTTCCGTGGTTCGCCATCGAGAACTACGCCCGTTTCCGCCATACGGAGGGTGGACAGTCGGTGGCACGCGATGCCGACGGACTGCCGGTGTCCGGTCTGTCTGACCCCGAGCGCCTGGTCGAGAACTTCAGCCCTTACCAGGAGAAGCAGTGGCTGCAGGGCGCTACGCTGGAGGGGATTGCCTGGTATGCCGACACCCAGCGGGGACTGCAATACTCCGATTTTATGATGCGCAGCGAATATCCGGGCTCCGATACCGAGGCTTTCCAGGCGAAGAGCAACCGCTATTATGAGCCCGAACTGGTGGAGGCCTGCCGTGCCACCTGCCGACAGCCGTTGCTGACGGGAAATTTGCGGGGCAATGCCGAGAAGGGCGACGCCTGCCTGAAGGAACTGCGCCTGACCGGACAACACTGCCCCAGCGACGAACTGCGCGTCTGGATAAAGCCCGACGAGGGCTCTACTGCCGTTTCCGACCGGTTCCTGGTGGTGGTCGATATTGGCGGACTGTCGGAGAAGGCCGATTGGAGCGTTATCTCGGTGTTCGACCGGAGTTCGCTGCTGCAACGTTCAGGGGCTTTGGAGCGGGCTGCTACCTGGCGCGGACACATCGACCACGATTTGCTGGCCTGGAAGGCGGTGCAGATTGCCCACTGGTACGGCAACGCCCTGCTGGCTATTGAAAGCAACACGCTGGAGACGAAAGACGCTGTTTGCGTGCACGACAACGGTGGCGACCATTTCTATACCGTCATCGACGAGATTGCCGACACCTATCCCAACCTCTATATGCGCAGTGTGCCGCCCGAGGTGGCTGGGGGAGCGGTCTCGCGCCGCTACGGGTGGCACACCAACGTGCGCACCAAGTACCTGGCATACGACCAGAGCCGTGCCTCCATCCGCGACGGTGAGTTTGTGGAGCACGACCTGCGTTGCTGCGACGAGATGGACTGGCTGGAAAAGAAGCCGAACGGCAGCCTGGGGGCTATTGCCGGGCAGCACGACGACCTGATCGACACTACGGCCATCGCCCTCTACATCTCTACCCGCGAAATGCCCCTGCCCCGGCGCCTGGCCCGGACCAAGCCTTCCGCCTCGCGCAACCCGCATGGCGGACTGGCCGCCTTTTAGGCTCTTTCTGCCCCAATTCAGTAAACACTATAACCTATATAACTTGCAATCTTTATGGAAAATTCAGAAACAGTACAACGCAATTTGCGGTTGCTGGAGCAGGCGGCCGCCTGCTATCACGCTATGGCTGACTTCCGCAAGCGCCGCCAGCGGGCGGTTAACTTTTACCGGGGGCGCCAGTGGAGCGACACCCTGGTTGTGAACGGCCGCACCATGACCGAGGAACAATACATACAGCAGCAGGGACGGGCTCCGATCAAGCAGAACATGATCCGTCCGCCTTTGCGCAACATTATCGGCCAGTTCCGCAGCAATCCCAGCAAACCCATCGTGTTCGCGCGTAACCGCAGCGACCAGCGTTGCGCCGAGATGATGACGGTGGCCCTGGAGTCGGCGCTGTCGATGAACGACAGCCTGAACCGCGATGCCCGTGCGCTGGAAGAGTTCCTTGTAAGCGGCAGTGCCATCTACCGAACCAGTTTCTCGCTCGATGGTGCCCGCCAGCGCGCTATACCCAAGTTCAGGGCGGTGGCCGCTAACCGCTTCTTTATAGACCCCGATATGGAGGATGTGCTGGGGGAGGATGCCGCTGTGGTTGGCGAACTGCTCGACTTGGACGTTGACGAACTGGTTGCCACTTATGCACGGTGCCCCGCCGACGAAGAACGCCTGCGCGCGCTCTATGCGTCGCAACAGTCGCTGAACGGGACCCGGGGGCTCTATCCGGCGGCCATGGCGAAGGGTCCGCGCCCTGCCGACCTCTCGGTGCTCTTTCCCGTTGTGCCGGGCAAATGCCGGGTGGTGGAAATCTGGCGGAAGGAGTGTGGATGGAAACTCTACTGCCACGACTTTCTGACAGGGACGTTCGAGTTGCGGCCCGTTGCCGACCTGCCTGCCGTTGAGGCGCTGAATGCCGAACGCCGGAGGCTGGCCGAAAGGAACGGTGCGGAGCCCGCCTTGGTGGAATGCTGCCAGCAGTATGTGCCCGTGTGGCGCTGTTACCACCTCACGCCCGACGGACACACCCTTTTCGAGGGCGACTCGCCTTATGCGCACGGCAACCATCCGTTCGTCTTCACTTTCTACCCCATGGTCGACGGCGAGTGCTGGGGGCTGGTCGAGGACCTGATTGACCAGCAGAAGGTCATCAACCGCAATATGATCCTGTTCGACTTTATCAACTCGGCCAGTGCCAAAGGCGTGCTGCTGGTGCCAGAGGAATGTATACCCGACGACTATTCGCTCGACGATATTGCCGAAGAGTGGGCCCGCTACAACGGGGTCATCAAAATAAAGGCGAGGGCGGGTGCGCAGATTCCACAGCAGATTTCCAGCAACGCTATGCACCCGGGGCTGGGACAGATGATTGAGATGCAGTTGCGCCTGATGGCCGATATTGGCGGGGTGCACGACGCCGTGCAGGGCAAGGCGCCCGCTTCGGGAACCCCGTCGTCGCTTTACGCCCAGCAGAGCCAGAACAGCAGCATCAACACCCTCGACTATGTGGCCACCTTTAACCACTTCCTCCAGTTGCGCGACAAACGGCTGCTCCAGTTGGTGGCGCAGTACTATACCGCGCGCCAGTACATCAGTACCGTTGGGACGGAGTTTGGCGAGGAGGCCCACTTTTTCGACCCTGAAACCATCCGCAATGTCGATTTCGAGAATGCGATTGTGCAGGGCAACAACACGCCGGCGTTCCGTGCCCTGGTCGACGACACCCTGCTCGAACTGTTGCGTGCACAGCTTATTCCGCTCGACGTTTTTCTCGAAAACAGCTCTTTGCCGTTTGCCGACCGCATTTTGCAGTCGGTCAGGTCAAAAAACAATTCTTCAACCACTAATCAGGAGGTAACACTATGAAAACACCTGTTTCTTTTTCTCCGAAAGGCATTGTTCGAAACGTGCCCGCCACCTTGTCCGAGCCCGGACATTGCGATGCGTTGCTCAACCTCCGTCCGCAGGGCGGTGGCTGGCGTTCGGTCGGCACCAAGGCCGTTTGTTACGGTCCGTTGGCCGAAGGTGGCGTCTTGTTGCAGGCGGCCCTGCACCAGTTGCCCGGCCACCCCTATCTGGTGGCAGTGCGCCGTGTGCAGGGGGGCGGCTTGCAGGTGGCAGCCGCCCCTCTCGAAGCGTCCGCTCCCGTTGTCTGGCAGGTGTTGCACACGTTTCCCGAAACGGCAGCCACAGCCGACGCCATGGCAGTCCACATAGCCTTCATCGGTAATTATTGTTGTTTCTCGGAGCCCCGTTTGCGCATTTTCCGTTTCAACGGCGCCGCCTATGTGGAAGAGGCCGGTGTGGCCGACAGCGCTCCGGCGTTGGCTTATTCGGTGCACGGACGTTATGCGCCGGCCGGTTCGCTGTTGTCGTTCGCCATACCCGTAAGGGGCGAGAATTTGGAGGGCTGCTACTACCGTGAGGCAGCTGCCGGACAGTATTCGGCGACGCAGTTGGCGGGTACAAACACCGAAGCCGTTACGCTGAACCAGGGAACACTCAGCACTCCCACCCAGTGGGGAAACCTGGTGTTTGGCGAGGCCGAGAAACAGGCTTTGCTCGATGCTATGGCCGGGCAGTACGAGGCCCTGCAGCAGTCGTCTGACTACTACCGCGAGGGCTATGTGCTGGTCTGTTCGGCCTGGCAGTTGGCCGACGGCTCGTATACCTGTCCGTCGGAACCTGTTCTGCTTCATTTGGGTTGCGAGCAAGTGGCGGCCGACTTCCAACAGCAGTCGCTGTCGTTCGACCCGACGGCCGATATCGATGTGTATTTCAACCGCGACAAGGTCTCGTTCAAGGTCTTTGCCGCCAACGACATCTCTCCAACCGTTTTTTCTGCCGCTGTGCTCTCGTGTTATGTGCGCCGGCAGTGGATGCAGCAGTTGTCGTTCAGCAAGCCCGAGGTGCCTGCGGCGGGGACGGGCGTCTTTCAAAAGGCGGTGTTCTTTGTCAGTCCTCCGGTCTCGATGTACCGGTTGGCGAAGGCCGAATTCGACTACCTCCACACCATCCACCACTATGGTCTCGACGCTTCCACCAAGGGACTGGTCCCCGGTGGGGTGGGGGTCGACAGCTACTACCGGTTGGCGTTGAAGCATGCGGCCACACACCGCGAGGGACTTACTGAATATCTGCCCACTGCTGCCGATGTGGCGGACTGGGTACTCTACAAGGCGGTGGAGTTTGACCTGACCGACCCCAACGAAGCGACTTCCAAACGGGTCGATTTCTCCACACTGACCGCACAGGAAGTGCTGGGGGCCGATCTGGCCGGACACCTGTCGGTCTCGTGTGGCGGATTGCTGGCCTACAACCAGCGGCTGCACTTGTGGAATTGTGCCTCCACTTTCAAGGGGGTACCTGTCTCGTCGGTCGACTTGGCCGATGTGGCTGCCGGGTTCATCTACCGTTATGCCGAGTCGGCTGTCACGCCCCACATCACCCAGCGGCGGGTGGTGCCGGGAGCCACCTCCAGTGCCTTTGTAAGGGCAGTGGGGCAGTTGGGGCACGGCGGGGTGCGCCAGGTGGTGGCGCAGTTCCGCATAGCCAACGGCGGCACCTATCTCTACCACTACCGCACCCTCGCTTACGAGCAGGTCTTTACCGATGCCGGCGGCAACCTTTGGCAGGCTTTTCCGCGCTTCCTCTCCTTCCCCGACAACCGTTGCGACCAGTGCGTGCTCTACTACCAGGTCGTTGGCGGCGCTTGGAACTCGGTAACCTTCCCGATGCGGGCTTCGGCCGGCTTCAATTTCTCGTTTGCCCTGCATCTGGCTCCTGCCGACGGACTGAATACCGACTTCGCCGCCTATCTGCCGCTCAGTGGCGGAACTCCGGTTACCGATGCGGAGGCAGAGCGGTTGTTGCAGAGCGACGGACAGACGTTTGCGCAACCCGTTACTTTGTCCGGGTCGTCTGGAACAGCCGATTTCTATCAACCCGACTTGCTGATGGTGAGTGAGCTTGCCAATCCGTATGTCTTCCGCCCTGAACTGGCGTTCCATTTCGGATCAGCTGTGACTGCTGCGGCCGTTTCTACCCGCGAAATCAGCGACGCGCAAACGGGGCAGTATCCGTTGTGCGTCTTTACCGAAGGCGGCATCTGGAGCATGGAGTTGGGCACGGCGGCATTCTACAGCCGGCAGGTGCCCATCAGTGCCGAGGTCAATAGCGGCCGCCGGGTTCTGGCGACTCCCTTCGGCATCGTTTTCCTGTCGGCGGCTGGCGTCAAACTGTTGCAGGGGCGACAGGTTACGCTGCTGGGTGAAGGGGTGCGCGGTCCGGTCGTTTCCAGTCTGTGGCAGTGCCGGGCTATGCAGGCGGTAGTGTCGGGTGTAGGCGGACAGTTGAGCACTGCCGCCCGGTTGTCTGACCAGCATACCGCTTATCCCGACGGAATAGCCGCCTGGCTGGCGGCAGACGTGGCCATGGGCTACGATGCCGCCCGGCACGAGTTGTTGCTCAGTGGGGCGGCAGAGGGCCTGACCCTCACCTACGTCTACAACTTTGGTACGCGTCAGTGGTACACGTTCAGCGACGTCTTTTACAGTTTTTCCGGCAATGTGGCGGTAAAGGCGGAAGGAGGTGTGTCGGGGTTGTGCCGGTTGTCTGACGAGGTTTTTCCCTCTGCGGCGGGTGCCGGTTTTCGGCCTGTAGCTGTAGTTACACGTCCGTTCGCACCCTGGACGCTCTATTACCAGCACCTCGACCGTGTTGTGCTGCAGGGCGAGTTGGCAGGCGGTGCCGATACGTATGCCGGGCTGTATGTGTTTGCGAGCAACAACCTCACCGACTGGCGCATGGTAAGTGCGGTGCAGTGGCGTCACCCGTTGTCGCCGCAGGCGCGCCTGCCCCGTAGCAAGCGCTCGTGGAGGTTCTTCGCCCTCGCTTTCTTTGCCGACGTGCCCGCCTCTTTCTCGCTCTCGCACCTGTCGCTGCTCGGGTCGGAAGCCGGATAGGCCTCTGTGGTGGCTGACTACATACAGTAAACGAAAGGCGGACCGTCCATGCGAAATCAGCATGGGCGGCCCCGTTTTAATTTCCTACTTGGCCTCCTATTGGTCTGCAAATGGAAAACCGCAAGAGTGGGCTTCAAGCAGCAGATTAACCGGTTGATGGCTGAGAAAAAATCCTAATATCAAAAAAAATCTATTATCTTTATCAATAATATGAATTGATTACAATATGTCAAAAATGAAGCTAGACCAATATGGCAGATTTGTACCGTCAAGTAACAAACGGTTTTTTAGTAATAGTTCAAACCCTATGGTAAGAATAGGGAATAGAATGTTTTTTTACAGTAAAAAAGGCTATATAAGGGGAACTTACCCCGATTTGGAATCTTTAGGCTTTGAAAAAAAGGAAACTTACTTCGAGCGCCCTGTAAATGATACGGAGATAGAATCTGCTTATAAGGTTACAGAATGCATTGCCGTTTATAAAGGAATATCGGTATATTTTCAGTCTTTTAATGAAGAAACCAAGGGTATTCTTATCTGGTCAACCGACAAGAGAGTCGGGGATGCTTCTGGTATTACGCCTTACTATGACTATGCAGATAGATTAATGTATTGTGATCCTCAGTATTATGGCGAAGTCCCAGAGAAGGATGTTTCTGATATTTATGAGATTCGAAAACCATATGAAGATTTCAAATTTGTCGGCCCCGAAAAAGTTTATCACAAGAAAGACGGAGAGTGGATTCAGTGTCATTTCCCTGGAACACCTCTGAAGGATGGTGAATTGTTTTAGATAGGGGTGAAAATTGAACGCATTATTACAAACTGTCATAGGGTGCTTTTTTGTGGATTATTCCCGCCTTTCCCCTCTTCTATATTTTATTTTCCGCTTTTAACTAATTGAATGTTAGGTAGTAATGTACGATTTGCCAAATAAGCATGTTTTATCATGCTTATTTGGCAAGAATTGGTGAAATTAGAGTAAAAATGCGGTTTTTTATTGCTTATTTGGCTGTTGGGCGATAAGGAATTTTTTGGGGAACATTGTAACGAAACAGTCCCGTCGCCACACCGTGGGGGGGGTAACGGGACTGGCTGTCGTGCTTATTTCAGCAGTAGGTATACTTTCTGTTCGGCCTGTTCGGCGGTCGGTCGCCCAAGCACTTGCAGGCAGATCGCTGCACACTGCCAGGCGACTGCCTCCCTCAATTTTAGGTTTAACTGTTCCGGATGGGTCTCTGGCACATATTCCAACACGCCTTCGGCCAAATCGGCGGCGGTGGCCGGATACAGCCAGTAACAGGGGCCACCATCGACCACTACCGGTTTGGCATAGCCGGCGCGCAGAAAGGGGCTGGTCTGCCTTTGCGCGCGGGGTGCGTCGGGAGCGTCGGCCTCCTCTACCCGCCGTTGCCAGTTGCCCAAGCGCAGGCCTACAAAGCGGACCAGATCGGCTGGTTTCTCGAGCAGGGCGTTGCCGTCGGGGCCAAGCGTTGCCGAGGTGGTAGGCAGCGTAGCCACAGGCAGCTGCTGTTTGGGGGCGAGTAGCAACACCCGGTGTGTGGCTTCGGGCAACAGGGTGGCTATCATGTCGTCGAGCGGGCGGTCGTCGGCAAAGGTGTCGATGGGAACGGGCAGTCCGTCGGTGGGCGTCAACTCGTTGATCAGGGTTTTGATGTAGTCTATCATGGCTGTTCAAAGGAAGGTGGTTAACGGCTTATCGGGCTGGGGTGAACAGCGACGGTGCCTTCTGCTCTGATTTCCTAGTGGTGGTTTTGCCTGTGTTTTGGGACGGTTGCCGCGACGGGGCCTCTGGCTGGGTGGCTGCTGGTGGCTGGGCGTCTGCCTCGGCTTCGCCTACCTTCGCACTGATGCGGTAGACGCCCCTCCGGTATTCGGGTTGCGCCTCGAGGGCGGCCTGCAAATCTGGGTCGCTGGTGGTAAACTGGCCGCGCATCTTCATGTTCTGCACGCCTTTGAATTCTACAATGTGGATGCCGTTGGCTGTAGCAACAGGCATAACCAGGGTGTAGAGCCGGGTAAGGGTATAGGTTACTAGCATGGGTGTTCTCTTTTTTGTTTGGTTGCTAAATAGGTGAATTCTAGGTCCGGTACGAGCTACCGGAAAGGAGGGGGACGGATTTGCGACATAGCTTTACTCTTTAGAGGTTGGCGCAATGGTTACTGGCGGGGTTCGATGATGGCGTGGCAGTCGGGATAGCGGAGGATGAGGCAAGAAACCTCTTGCAGCATCTTGGCATCGGCGTTCTTCTCGCCACTGCTCTTGAAGTCGAGGTCGCGGGCAATCATCGGCTGGAACTCTTCCTTATAGATGTGTTCCGGGTCGAACGCCAGACCTTTGGCGCTCCAGCCCTGCTCGTCGAAGAGCGGCGCGTGCACAATGTGCAGCACTCCGAAAGCCGACACAATGCTGGTGCACTTCACCCCGAGGTAGGTTTCTTGCACGGTGTTGCCGCTAATCTGTTTCTGGCTCTCGCGCAGCAGCTCAATAGCGGCAATCAGGTCGGCACCAGCCAGCAACACGCGGTCTGTACTGCCGTCGTTACCGGTAAAGAGGCTTTTCATCCAGGCGGTGTACTGTTGGGCGGTCAGCGAGGTGTCGCCACTGCCCGTACCATACATCAGCACTTTCTTTATCTGGCGGGTAATGCCTTCGGTGAAGTAGGTGCGGTCGCCGCCGTTGTCGTAGACGAACTTCTCGCCCCAGATGAAACTGCTCTCAATCTCGCCACGCATATTGTAGAGCATGTCCACCTCCTGGTCGCTGAACGAGACCGGCACCTCCTTCTTGGTCATCTTCTCGAAGGTGCTCATCTCAATCTGGCACATAAAGTTCTGGCAGTAGTTCACGCTGCTGGCTGGCAGCATGGCGAAAGGTTCGGTCTTGGCATCCTTCTCGGCCATGGCCGAGCCCATGCGGTAGAGGACGGTTGCCGCAGGGAAAGAGGGAACCACGTAGTTGGCCGCCATCTCATTGGCGCCATACATGCCGCCAACAGGCACCAGCTCCAGCACGGCGCCGCTCTTCTGGGCCACATAGAACATCTGGTCGTAAATGGTGGTGTCCGATCCGTCAATCACCAGTTTTCCGGTAGCGTCGCAGTTCAGTACCAGCGAGCGCATCAGCAGGGTGTCTTTGGTGCGCCATATCTTCGGGGTTTTCACCTGCACGAAGATCGACGCTATGCCGGTCTCGTCGCACACGTAGCTCGAACAGGGCGATGCCGCACTGCTGCCCGAACCGTGCGCGCTTTGGTCGAGGGTGTCCTGCATCGGCTTGGCGCTCTGCTGGTAGTACTTGCACTCCTGGCTTTCGGCACGGCGCACCTTTTTGGCATAGTTGCGCATAATGGTGTCGAGCGGATAGCGGTCGGGATTCATCTTGGTTATTTCCTGGCTCACGTCCTGCATGTTCAGTCCCTGCGCCTCGGCGGCCGCCACGTCGGTTATAGCCACGGGCAGCCCCACTGCCAGTGCGGTTCCCTGACCCGCCAAGGCGGTCAGGACATCACTCCAGTCAAGGCCGGTCAGCCAGCAGGCCACAACGGCCAACAACACAACGGCCAACAACACAACGGCCGCAATTTTCACAATTCTTTCCATTTTGTTTTCCATATTCATTCTGTTTTTTTAGGTTAGTATTTGCTGAAGTCGATGACGGGCTGTTGCCCTTTCAACATTTTGGGTGCGTATCCGCCTCCCTGAGGTTGGGGCAGACCGTCGCCGAGTTGGGCGGCTTTCTGTGCCGCCATACGTGCCGATATGTTCTCGTTGCGTCCCTTCAGTTCGCCCTCGTGCCGCGCGTTGTCCACATCGAGGTCGTAGCGGAGCCTTTTGAGGTAGCCCTGCAGCATTTCGTCGGTAATGCGGCGTTCGAGCAGGTTGTCGAAGTCGGCGTTGATAGCTTCCACCAGTGCCTGCTGGTCGTGTTCGTCCAGTTTGTGTTCGTCGGCGTATTTCCTTAGCACTTCGAGGCTCTGTTTCAGGTTTGCCTCTAGCTGTGCCTGCCGGTTTTCGGCTTCGGCTTTCTGCTGTGCGAAGGCCTCGTATCCGTCGTCACCGGGTTGTGGCTGCAGTCCTTCCTCGCCCAGGGTGCGCCGCACGGCCACCCGCAGCGGCAGCGCGTCGTCGTCGAGCAGCTGTTGCAGCAGTTCGGCCACATGGGGCTGTCTTTCCAGCAGGCCTGTGACCCGCCCTTCGGTGTCGGCATAGCGGGCCAGCCGTTCTTCCAGTTCGTCGGCCCACTGGCAGGCGAGGCGGTCGGCTTCGGCATCGGCCGTAAGGTCGGGATGCTGGTCTTCGAAATACTTGGCCAGGCGCTGGCGGAAGGGTGAAAGGACCACCACTGCCGTTTCCCCCTGCGCGGAGCCGGTTGATTTTGGCGCTTCTACCTTTTGCTCTTCCGGCTGTTGGCCGGCAGTAGGCAGCGCTTGTTGTTCAGGTTGTTTTTGTTTTGTTGACATAAGCATTGAATTTTAAGACTGTTTTTATTCTGAATGTTAGCGGTGTTGGCGGCGTTCGTAGCGGGCGTCGAGAATGCCGTCGATGACCTTTTTGCCCCTTAGCGAGGGAATGATGGCGGTGAGCAGCTGCACCATCCGCTGACGGGCCGATGCGTTCCCGCTCATGGCTTTTTGGCGCAGTGCCATCACCTGTGCGGTGGTGGTCTGCCGGTTGGCGGCACCGCCGCCCGTCAGTCGCGACACATAGTCGAGTTGGGCCTGGTCGCCCAGGTCGATGGCCGTTTGCAGAATCTGTGCGGCCTCGTCGGGTGTCAGGTTCCAGTAGCCCATCAGGTGCTGGCCGTCGGTGTCGGCAATGCGGAATGGCTGTTCTCCTGCCCGGTGGCGCGCCGTGCCGGTGCTTTTGGCGGCAGTGCTGCCGCGCGGTTGTGTGCCGTTCCGCATTTTGGAGTCTTGTTGCGGTTCGGGCACTTTGTAGGTGGCGGCATCGAGCAGCTGCCGGTGCTGTTGCAGGCTCAGTTGCTGTGCGGCCCTCTCGTTCTGTAGCAGCCGTCGGGCGGTTGTCTCTGCGGCCTGCCGGTCGGCCTTGTCCTGTAACGTCAGCCGTTGGCGGTAGTTCTGCGTCAGCCTGTCGCCCAACAAGCGCAGCAGTTGGTCGTGCTTGCCGAAGGCCTCAAGCACCGTTTTTTCGTTGAAGTCGGCCACAGGAGCGTCGCCCGCTCCCAACAAATCGCCCAGGTGCAGTCCCACGTTTCCGGCAGCCAGGCTTCTGGCTGTCTGTCCGGTGTTCCGGGCCTGTTGGCGCAACAGTTCCGTGCCGGGGTCCGTCTGGTTGTCAGGCGGCGGCAGTCGGGGCTGGTGGTTCGCAACGTCTGGCTGGGATTCAGACTTCTCCAACTCACGGAGGCCTTTCCTGTAAGCCTCCCAGTCAATCATCTTCTTTTCTGGCATAATGGTTTGGGTATAATAAAGAGGTCGGTTCATTGCTGTTCTTCTACTGGCAGTCGGTGTCTGGTTAGGGGTAGGGGGAAACTGTCTAGGGCACCGGCTTTGTCTGTTAGCGTGCGGTGGGGGCTCTGTTCCGGTAGGCCAGGGCGGTCACCAGACTGCGGGCCAGGTGCTGCCCCAGCCGGCTTCTGTTTTCCGCCTGTTGCTGTTTCAGGCGTTGTTGTGCGCCCAGCGCCAACTGCTGGTTGTGCAGGTGCTCCTGCGAAAGTTGCCGCTGCGTGGCTGTTGTTTGCGCAGTCAGCTGGTTGAGCGCGGTTGCCACGTTGCGGGCTGTCTGCTGGTTGCCAGCCAACTGCTGCTCGCGGGTCAGGTTGCCCGCCAGGGCGGTGTTGGCATTGCTGCCGTTCTGCTTTTCAGACAACTGGCGGACCAGCGCCAGCTGGGCCTGGGCCTGCGGTCCGTCGGCGCCGCTGTGGTGCAACTGCTGGTAATAATGGGCGTCGGCGGCAGCCGCCTGCTGCTGCAACAGCTGTTGCTGTTGGCGCGCGGTGCGGGCAGATCGCCGTGCGGCCAGTCCCTGCGAGAGGACTCCGGCCAAAAAAGGGAGTAACATATATAGCGGTTATTAAGGTTTGTAGAGGTATAAACAAGATTTTTTGCAGGTTACAGACTGGCGTTTTGTTGCGTAGTGCGGTCGTTGTCTGCCACACCAAGGTAGCGGTCTTCTGACCGTTTAAGCAAAAGGCGGGTCAAGGCGAGGATGAGGTCGAGGGCGAACAGCAGCAAACGGTCGGTGGCCCGCTGTTTAAGTAGTTTGAATTTCAT